AGGAATTATATCATCCTCTATTTCTTCTCCATCAGCCCTTAATGCACCTTCCCTGGGCCATAACATAAATTGGGTAGTAGAAGTTTTTGTACCTTTCCACTTTAAATACCAATCTAACATTTGGGAGCAAGAAACTAATAATTGCTCTTTCACAATATCTGTTAAAGCTACCCAAGCAGAAGCGAAGAACCTATCCTCAAAATAAGCCTCCGCTTCTGCTAAAGTAACGTAAGAATTGGAAGTAGCTGATCCTATGGTAGCATTTAAAGCCATAAATTACCTTTATTTCTCAGTAATAATCTTTTTTTTGAAAACTACTTTTTTAGGAGAATCTATATCTTCCACTGTATCTTTTACAGGGGGAAAATCTTCTGTGTAACCAAGCTCTTTCAAAATAGGCCATTGGTCAGTATCACAAGTGATTTTCTTCCCATTTTTATTGTAAACTACCATAAATCTTTCCTTTCAGATAAAGTGCTGGTCCTAAAAAAGGACCAGCTTCATTTTTACATCAAATCTTAATACTCACCAAGAATAGTGATTTTCCGAGGATCAAGAGCAAAAGCACCTACCAAAAGATCCATAGAAAGAGTGGTTTTCTTGTAAGTCAGGTCATACCCTTTTACAATACGGATACTCATTCCATTGTTACTTGCAACTGCGGCTACCCTATCTTCAGGAAGATCAAGCATCGGGAAAGCAACACCAAGGCATCTATCATCCATAATTGCTCCATGATATTTAAGTGTACTTTCACCAGTACCAATAACAGTAATAGCTGCTCCATCAGGAATAATTTCTGTAATAGGATCAACCAGAGCAATTGTGGTTGTTAAAGTACAATCCACAACGGCAGTCTTTACAACAAGAGGACGTCTAACGCCAGCAATCCGGAGTCTATCCCCAACTTTAAGAGTCAATGCAGAACCAGCAGCATCTACAGTTAATGTTTCAAGACCAATTAGATTGGTAGTTCCTGTGTTATTTGTAGTTGATGCAAATGTTCCAGGGGTGATAGAGGCAGAACTTGTTGGGAAAGCAAGAGAAGAGAAGAAATCCATTCCCATGGAACTGCCCATTTGACCAGTTCTAAGAGTGTTTGTTCCATCCACACCTCTTGTCTGTGACTGATTGAACCAAGCCTGCCCAAGAAGGGCAGCTTCAACTTCTGAATCAACCAAACAGAATCTATTGGAGGACAACTGCTGATAAATAGCTGCTTTACGAGCAAGAGCCAAATCAGAAGCAGCAGACATCAGAGAGTCAGAAACATAAAGACCATTTCCCTGAAGAATTTTGGTACCAATATAAGTATCTACAGTTTCAGCCAATTTGTAAGCAGCTGGTTTAATAACCTGAGAAACAAAAGAATCCAAATCCAAAGCCATTTCTCTTGCAGTAACTTCAACAGATACATCATATAGATGTTCGATGGCTAGTGATCTGGTGGAAGATGAGATAGGTTGTGCGGTAACTGCACCAGAAGTATAATCTGTTACAGAGTATTCTCCATTTGTTTTAAAAGCAACAGAATCACCAACTTTCCAACCTTCTGCTTTTTTGTTAAAATCAGAGGTTAAATCTTTTGCACAAAGAGGAACCATTACAAGAGCGTCCTCCAAATGTGCCAAAGCTTCCATTGCTATAACGCTAGGGTGTTCAAAAACATTTGCCATTTTTTTCTCCTTTAAGTTTCGGTTTTATTTTTCACCGTCGTAACTTAAAGTTAGAGGGTCGGTGAAATCTTTTATTTGGAACTAATTAAAATTTACACTGACCCTCTGGGTCGAAAATCTATGGCAATTCTCAGAATCACCTTTTATTGGATAATTTAATTTAAAGTATATTTTTTAACAAGTCAATAGGAAAATACATTTATTTTAAATTATTTTAAATATTTTTTATTTTGCCCTTGTGGCTCTCAATTTTCTAAAAGATGCCATATCTCCCTTTTCAGCAGCCGTAGCAAGTGCTTCACTATATTCCGACATCCTTCCATGAGAAAAAGCACCAGCACCTTCTGACATAGGCCAATAATGAGGAGATGTCTTTTTTAAACCCTCTAACCAATTTACAGGATTCAAAACTTTATCATCGGCTGTTTTTGCTAATTTTCCATCAGAAGTCCTTGCTTCTAATTGATATTTATCATCCAAAGAGAAAACATTTCTTCCTCTTAATGTAATATCAGTAAGAGCTTCAGGACGAACTCCAGCAGCTAAAGCAACTTCACGGAGATTATCTTCAATAACTTTTGATTCATATTTTTCCTTATAAGTCTGTGCTGCTTTTTCTTTTTCGGAAAGATTAGTTTGCAAAGCATTTACCAACTCTTCATGCTGTGTACGCATGGAAGTTGTTTTTTTATCAAGAAGTTCCTCTATTTTTCCTTCTTTAATAAGTTTTGCATCTTCATTTTCTTCCAAAAATTTTAAAGCTTCTCTTGCCGCAGCAGGATCAATATTTTCAAAATTCTTCAAAGTTAATTGGATTTTTTTCTTTTCTGTAAGCAATTCATCATTTTTTACTTTCAATCCGGTGGTTGCTTCCAAAATTTTTGCATCAATAGAGGATTGTAAAGTCTCCATATCTTTTGCATAAGTGGCTTCCGCTTTTGTTCTTACATCTACATCGGTAATAAAACTAAAATCTGGCATTTTTTTTCTCCTCAAGAGTTAATTGTTTTCCCCACAGGGGACTATACTGTTACTTCTTCTTCCAAATTCGGATCTTTTTCCTCATTGGATTTTTTCTTCAATAAATTAAGATTCTTTTCAACTTCTTCTGCTTTGTTTGCTTTATCATCCTCCAATAATTTTACATATTCTTCATACCCTATTTTTTGATCCAACAATCCAGAATAAACTAAATACCTATGAATTGATGGAAGTGGAACTGCTTGTGAAATATATCCATTAATAATTTCTTTCAATAATCCAGAGTCAGGTAAGCCCTGATTTAGTGAATTAGGAGCGTCTACAGTTACTTCTTCGGCATTATAGCCAGCCCACTTGCAAATCTCTTTTAAAGCCATTAAAATCGCTGTCATAGCCGATAAATAAATAGAGTATATTGAGGCTGATTGAGTAGCTTGTCTAATTCTTAAAGCTTCAGCAGCTTCTACCCCTTTACGAGCATCCAAAATTGCAACACCATGACGAATTGCTTCCTCATATAATTTTTCAATATGAGAACTGACATGCTGTAAAGCTGCCGTATCCGTTTCCGTATAAAAAATTCTTGCTGCTTCGTTTGGAAGAACAATCATTACAGAACTCCCAACAACATTGGGTAGTTCATCATCATTAGAAGCTCCAACAATACATAAAGTTGGATTACAAGACAAATATTCGGAATTTGCTAAGTCTGCTTCTTTTCGATAAATTTGAATGGAACAATTTGCAACTGCTAAAAGAGGGACAGGTTGGGAATCAAAACTGTTGTTAATTGATCCAGCCAAAAATAATGGAATTTTAGTTGAAGGTCTTCCCATAAAACTTGGAACTTTCTCAGAATTTTCCATTACATTACCATCTTTAATTAATTTAGTTGTGTATTGATTTTTTTCATTTTTTATCAAAACACGGTAAATAGTATCCACTTCATGAGAAAAAATATCTTCGGTTGCTGGAATAGCTTCCGTTAAAACTGCAAGTGTTAAATCTTTTTCAGAACCTACAACAGCAGTTTTCCAATTTATTAAATCCTCTGCTTTATAATGGACAAAACGGAATTCATTTTTATCTGGACTGATATCCACCATAATTGGAGATTTTCCTGTTTGAAAAATTTCCACAATCATATCAGTGAATAATTGTTGTAAGGATTTTCCATCTTTTGTTGCAGTGGTTAAAATATATTTTAATTGTGAGGGAACATTAAATTCTGGAAGTTTTGTAATAATAACACCTAAAGCTCCAGACAAAGCATAAGGGACAATTAAAGGAAAATGTGCCCTTTCAATATATCCATCATAAGCACTTGCAAATTCTCCTGACATTCCAGAAGGACGCGGAAGATATTTTTCTCCCTTATCTTTTATTACTTCTTCTCCATCAAGACAATCTCTTATTCTTGCCCAAGACTCCGTTTTATTTTGGTAATCTGAGTGTTCAGTATTTACAGTGGTATAAATTGGTAATGGCATATTATTCTCCTTTTTAATTTTTAACTGCTCTTTGTTTTAATGTATATAATTTTCTTGACAGTAAATATCTGCACCCATCTACCGCATGATCTTCTAAATCAGTGTTAGAAACAAGACAATTATTAGCATAGTACATTCCAGCTTGTTCAGTAGTTAAGTTGTAGACTATTTTTTCTCCGCAATTCCCATCCACATGTGTAACCACAAGTTCTTGTTTCTTTTGTGTTATGATGTTTTGCATAAAATTTTTTCCCACAAATAACACATTCTTTTTCAAATTTTCCTGAAATTTTATCAGAACATTCTTGGGAACAATAGACTCTTGTTGGATGTTTTGTAACAAAAGACAAACCACAATAAATGCACGAACATTTTCTTTGGGGAGTATTTTGGTACATTTTAAGAAGATTTTGTCTAAGTTGTGCTTTACCTTCTTCAGAACTTCTCCATTTTTTAAGGGATAAATACAAATCCCCACCTTCTTTAAGTCTTTCTTTGATATGGAATCTTGCGTGATCTCTGCCATGAATAAGTTCAAGATTTTTACGACGGCAATCAAATTTGATTCTATTTTTATGATGGATTTCATATCCTTCTGGAATTTGTCCAATATAGTATTCCCACTTTGCTCTGTGCAATAAGCCTGTTCCATTAAAAAACTTACTATTTGTGGGATGACATTCAAAATATCCACCATTGACACTTTTGAATTTGATTCCTCTAAAATATGTAGTGAGGATTGACATATAGAATCTCCTTTTTTTAAATTACATAATGGAACTAACCCTTCTTTTTCAACAAAAATTTTATGATTATATGTTCCTTCTAAAAATCTACCATTAGATAAATGTATTTTGTAAGTTTTTGCTTTTCCAGAAATTCCAGATTTAATAACTTTTTTTAATCCAATAGGAGTATAAACAAATTCATCTTTTTTTATCATTTCTATTGGTTTTTGATCTCCAAATTTATTCATTGTTACTAAAGTTCCAGCCGTAAAACAATCAATGTCTTCAGGTTTCACTTTATCTCTCTGCATAATGGGCAATGTTCTTATATGGTGATATGCCTGTTCAAAAAAGTATAAATGTGGAGTTTCTAAATCACCTCTTTTTGCTGCACCAAGCATTTGTCGTAACAAAGCCCATCCAGAAACACGGGAACCAGAACCTTTATAAGCTTTCGTCCAATGACATCCAAACTTTCTTAAATTATGTGCGATTGAAGTGCCATCTCTTACTTCCCAAATGGAAGTATCAGCAGGTCCCGGACGAACTTTACCATCTAATCTATATTCGGTAAAAATATTATTGTCAACAGAAATCACCCTTTCTGCAATTTCTTGGGAAGTTGCTCTATCTCCCTCATTTGCTTTTCCATTCCATCCATAAATTTCATTTATTATAATTACTGATCCTTTAGGAATATAAGGGATTTTTCCTTCTAATCCAATAGGTTGTTCTCCATTTGCTTCTGCTCCATAAGTAACTGACCA